TCAGGCGACCTTATTAGACTTCCAAACAGGCCGAACCATCGGAGAAGGCGGCATCGCGTCAATTGCAGCACGCAGCACGACAGGCCAGTCATGCGCATCCAGATAATGCCGAATGCCGTTCTTCCTAAGAAAGGCGGCTTGGCGAGCGCGTTGCGGAGTACCGCATAACTCGGCAACCTCACTTCTGGAAAGACATAAACCAGCGGCTGGGGGCATGTCACATGTCTGCTTTGATGGGTCGCTCATCGCGTCATGGCTCCTTGTGATGTGAGTGGTTTGCCTGTTTCTCTGCGTTTCACCGCTTCCAGCAGCAGGTCCTGTACTTCGCGTTTGGATTCACGGCGGGCCATCACCAATTCATCCACCGTGCCCGCCGCCACGATGTGGTGAATAAATACAGGCCGCGTATGTCCGGCTTGCGCCTGACGTGTCGGTCCGATGCGTTCGATGATCTGCTGGTACTGCTCCAGGTCCCACCAGTGGCCGAAGAAGGCCAAAATATTTCCGCCGTCTTGCAGATTTAAGCCATGACCGGCACTGGCCGGATGGGCGAATAACACGGGAATGTTTCCCGCATTCCAATCGCGGATCGTGTCGGGGTTTTTGTCCAAAGCACGCCCCTTGGGGAAGGCACGCTGCAACCGTGCTACATCACTTTTAAAGTGATACGCCACCAACACCGGCATACCGGCGGCTTCTTCGATAATGTCGTGCAGCGCCTCTAATTTTGCGTCGTGGACGACTTCCCAAGCCTGGCGTGTGTCATCGGTATACAGCGCACCATTGGCCAGTTGCAGGCATTTTATGGTTTTACTGGCGGCGTTAAAGGCTTCTACTTCGGCACCGCATTCCAATGCGATGAACATGTCTTGTTCCATGGCCTTGTACAGACGTTGCGCATGTTCTGGCAACGCAACGCGAATCGTATTGACAATCGGCTGGCGTAAATCGAAATACGCATGTGGATCAAGTGATAAACAGAGGTCGCGTATCTTGTCTTGAATCTCTTGAGATGCATTTGGCGCGGGCACAAGGCGCACCGCATGCGGATCACTGCCGATCTGCACCGCACGGAACCAGCGATCGATAAACGCTTTAAAATGAGTCCCAAGCCGTGCCCCACGATCCACCATCCACATCAGCGCCCACAGGTCCTGTAGCCCATTCGGCGCGGGCGTTCCGGTCAACCCAATGTAACGCTCCACCTTGGTGTGCACATGCTTGGCCAGTGCGCGGGCCCGCCGTGTTCCTTGCCGCAGCCGGAACCCTTTCAGCTTGGAGCACTCATCGGCGACCACCATACGGAACGGCCAACGGTCCTGATAAAACTCCACTAACCATTTCAGATTGTCGTAATTAATGCAGTAGATATCCGCGTCCTGCTCCAAGGCGTGGCGACGTGCCGCCGCACTACCCACGACCACGGACACCCGCAGATGGCGCAAATGGGGGAACTTGGCCACCTCATCCGGCCATGTCGTGGCAGCAACGCGCAGCGGAGCAATCACCAAAATAGGCGCAATGTCTTCGACCACCAGGAGCACATCTAACGCCGTCAGCGTTGCCACCGTCTTTCCTAAACCCATTGGCACGAATAGATTGCAGCGTGGGTGCGTCAGGATGAAATCAACGATGGTGTGTTGGTAGGGGCGCAGGTTCATGCCAACGCTCCGTGCAGCACTTCAGGATGGTGAGGCGGCGTACTGCTATACTCGCCATCACATGCAGTTAAGGCAGGGGTTTGTGTGACATCCGTAGCGTTCGATACGCTTAAATTTGCGAACCGGCTGAAAACGGCAGGGGTTCCTGCGGCCCATGCGGAGGCGGAAGCCGAAGCCTTGGCGGAAGTGTTGGAAATAAATTTACAAGGCCTTGCTGAGTCTGAATCTAAAAACGGCAAGGTATTAGCGCGCCTTGAAGCCAATATGAAGGAAGGCTTTGCGCAGGTGGACCAGCGCTTTGCGCAAGTTGACCAGCGCTTTGAGAAAATAGACCAGCGCTTGGAAAAGCACTTTGAGAAGCTGGACCAGCGCTTTGAGAAACTAGAGGCGCGTTTTGCTAAAACTGAAGTCGATACGCGGTTACACAAGTGGATGCTTGGCGTAATCGTGACTGGTGTTGTTGCGCTGATAGTCAGAACATTTTTCTGAGTCACGCCAGCACCTCATCCACGCCTTTAAAGGAATCGACCACGACCACGCGCTGGCCCATGCGGCGCATGCGCTCATGCTCACGGACTTGATGCGGTGTGCACTGCTGGCCTGGGGCTTTGAGTTCCACCCACAGGGTGCGCCCCTCGGGCAGCATGGCGATACGGTCCGGCGCACCGTGGCGGCCACCCCATTTCACCTTGCGGATTTCACCGCCCTTGGCCCTGACCTGGGCCACTAAATAACGTTCGATTGTCCGCTCACGGGGAATGGTCATCATTGCTTCCTATACCGGTGGGTTTGGAAGCCTTCCGCCGCTAAGGGCAACCCCTGCGCCCAGGGCGGCGGTGTTGCCATGAGTGCGGCCAAGTGCGCGGCATTGAAAGCGGCGTTGTCATCGGCTTCGGTAATCATTTCGTCGTGCACGGTTAAAACGATCGCGTAACCGGCTGCTTCAATCGCAGGCATGCAGGCGGCCAACACGTCGCGGCTGACGGCTTGGGTGATGTTCTCGACCAGCTTGCCGCCGTAGGTGGTGATGCGCGTCCATTTGCGCGTCATCGGATGCGTGCCCATGTAGGACAGCGCGCCGTGCTCATCGACTCTGGGAGCGGCGTAGTAAAGCACCCGCCCCGACGGCAGATGCATCCGCAGCCATGCACGGCTGTACTGCATTGTGATACCGCAGCAGGTGTGCGCCGTTTCGGGGTGGCGGATGGCGTCTGTGGCCGCGAACTGCAACGCCTTCCAAAACGCCGCAATGGCCGGATGCGCGTTGCGCCATGCGCGCTTAAACACATCGCACGCCAACCATGCGCGATCTGAGAGGCCGAAGGTGGGACGTTGGTTCGCCTTCGTCCACTGGAGCGCTTCCACGGCCTCCTGAAGCAGCAGGGGTGGTAAGGCGGCCTGCTCGGCCATCGCCTCCAAATCAATGTGATACATCGCCGCAAAGGCGGCAAAGGCCCCGACACCGCCGCCATACCCCAATGCCAATTCCTGCACTTTGCCAATCTGGCGTTGCTGCTTGGTCACGGCCTGGGGCGCTATCCCGAATGAATGGGCGTAGGCGCGCTTGTAAATGTCGTCCCCTTGGCGGATAGGCTCGTGCTCGGCATTACGTTGCAGGGTGATCGGTGCGCCGCGCAGCGCACCGTGAGTGATGGCCTCGCCGCTGTGCCATGTACCGTCCACCCCTTGGCACGTATCAAAATCACGAAACGCGTGCAGCTTGGGGGTTTCACCGGCCAGCCACGCCAACACGCGGCCTTCAATGTTGGACAGATCGGCCACGACCAGCTTTTTATGTGTTGGTGCAATCAGACAACTGCGCAGCGCGCTGCTGGTCAGCGCCATGACATCGTCAAATACCAAATCCACACAACCGGCTTTCATGGCATCAATGCCAACCGCGATCACTGGCTGGCTGAGCGTGGGGCGCGGCAGGTTGTGCGGTTGAAACAGCCGCCCCGCCCAGCGCCCGGTATAGAGAGAAATAGGAAAACGACATCGATAAGGGATCAGAAGGTTCCCCCAATCGCCCACCCCATCCCCGCGCCCGTACAGCTAGCCACTGCCACACCGGCGGAAGTAAGCCCTGCGTCTCGCTTAACAAGCTGACCCCCGCTTGCGATCGTGATAGCCGCTTCGACGGCAGCTCCGCGTGAGGTAATGTTCATAGTCCGTTTTCGTTTAGCAAAAATCACTTTTAAATCAAAAACTTGAAAAGTTTATGGGCGAATTGACTGGATTAAATGCTGATTTAGCCCAGCTTGTTCGGCTGGCGCTCGCCGAGCAGGCTGAGGATGTGTATCTCTTCGCTGCGAGACTGCTCAGGAAGTACCGGGGGCTGAGCCGGAGTTGGCTATCAGACGGAGCAGGATCGCATTGCCCCCTCGCGCCCGTACATCTAGCCATTGCCACACCGACGGGAAGAAAGCGCCGCCGTCTCACCCAACAATCTTCTTTTATTTCAATCGGTTATACTTATCTCCATGCTTTTTTGCGGCTAGTTAGTTACAAATGCAAACAACAAATCTTCTGCAACATCACAATCCGCGACGTTTATTGGCTCGTTTGAACCCGAGCACGATCCGCTACGACACGCTGCCTGGTGGAGTGCCTGAGTTGACAGCGCAAGACATTGCCCATGCCCTGGGGCTGGTGCCTGCGGGGTTGGGGCGTGAGGTACTGCAAGCGTGCTGGTGGCCGGATGGCGCAGCGTTGCGCCGTAGCCCCTTGCGCGATGCGGCGGTGGCCTTGGTGGTGCCGGAGATTCGACGGCAGCAGCAGCGCTTGCTGGAAGCGCGTACAGACGTGGGCATTGTCAAAGCGTGCATGGGGTGGACCCGAGCAACGACAAGCGCACAGCAGGCGGCGCTGAGGCGTGCGGAGGAGCGGCTGGACAAGCTCAAAGCCCACCTGTGGCCGCAGGCGACGTTGGAGATGTTACCGGTACTGGTTGCGGCGGTGGTGGATGAGCTGTCCACGCCGCAGTTATGCCCCTGCTGTCATGGTCGGGGGGAACGGCGTGTAGGGGCGTTGGTGAAGGTGTGTACGGCGTGCGGGGGCAGCGGTGCGGTTCCCGCCAGTGACCGCAAGCGCGCCGCTGCCATTGGCCGGGACGAATCCACCTACCGCACGACATGGCGCAGCCTGTATGAGTGGCTGTTGGACCGGATGGGTGCTGCGGAACGACAGGCGGCGACGCAGTTGCAAGAGGCATTGCAGACAGATGCTGCGTGATGTGCTCGTTGACCTCTCGCATTAGGTACCATATTATAGTACCATCGAATCTATGAAGCGTAAGCACGCTAAAACTCTCAGCGCTATATACACACGCCCTGTTTCGGCCAACATTCAATGGCGCGATATTGAAGCGCTGTTCGTGGAGCTTGGAGCGAAAGTAGAAGAACGTGAAGGTTCTCGTATGTTGGTGCGGCTGTTCGGTGAACGTCGGATATTCCACCGGCCCCACCCTTCGCCTAACACTGACAAGGGTGCTGTTGAATCAATCCGAGCTTGGTTGAAATCGAACGGAGTTACACCATGAAGAACATCATGACTATTGAGAGCTTTAAAGCCATCATTACCTATGATCCGGAGATCGACATGTTTCGCGGTGAATTTGTGGGTATCAATGGTGGTGCTGATTTCTATGCAAAAGACCTTAAGGGTCTTCGTCGAGAAGGAGCTATTTCTCTGAAGGTATTTTTGGAAGCCTGCAAAGAAGACAGCGTGGAACCACGTAAATGCTACTCAGGGAAGTTCAATGCAAGGATTTCTCCTGAACTGCATGCTTTGGCTTCTGAAGCCGCAGCAGCACAGGGCATCAGTTTGAACCAATTTGTAGAACAAGCGATTCAGCATGAAGTCCACACCTGATAAAAGAAATTCTCCTTCATTATTTTGTACGTGTAAGCCGTCCTAGAAATAAGTCGTTCCATACCCATGTGATGCGTTTGTTTTATTGGACTGGAGCCTGATGCGGCATTGATGCCCCCGCACTTTCCCCCCTACTGTACGCGCCTGAGTGGTGCTATGCCCTCATCCTGCTGAACGTTGAATTGATTTATGACTGCTGCGTTATCAAGTGCGTATGCCATGCACGAAGGCGACGCACTGCGGCTGCTTTGCGACATAGACAGCGCAAGCGTGGACGCGGTGATTACCGATCCGCCGTACTGTTCCGGTGCGATGCGGATGGCGGATCGCTTCAAGCCGACTCGCACGAAGTATCTCAACAGCACCGCTAAACATATTGCCCCTGATTTTGATTGCGACTTCCGCGACCACCGAGGTTTTTTGGCGTGGTCCAGCCAATGGCTTTCAGAGTGTCGCCGCGTCACGCGCCCTGGTGGTGTGCTTTTAGTGTTTACTGATTGGCGGATGCTGCCAACGCTCACCGATGCCGTACAGAGTGCAGGCTGGGCGTGGCAGGGCATTGTGGTATGGGATAAAACGCCCGCATGTCGTCCCCAGCTAGGCCGGTTCCGCAGCCAAGCCGAGTTTATCGTCTGGGCGTCCTGCGGCCTGATGAATCCCAAAGCGCATCCGGTCACGCCGGTAGGCGTTTTTGCTACCGGCACAGCGCCCCGCGAAAAGCGGCACCAAGTGGGAAAGCCGTTAGCGCTGATGGAGCATCTCATAAAGATCGTCCCCCCTACCTCTACGGTCCTTGATCCATTTGCAGGCAGCGGCACAACCGGCGTTGCCGCCTTGCGTGCTGGACATCAGTTTATTGGGATGGAGATATCACCGTGGTACTGCGATGTAGCGAAGCAGCGTTTAGCAGATAGCACGTAACGCGCCACTGAGTGAAACGCGTTCCAATCCCCGCTGTTTAGCGGGATTTTTTTGGCTCATACCGCCTTCGGGCGGTTTTTTGCGTACTGGAGTCCCCCCATGCAGACCATTGGTGAAGAAGGCATTGCACTCATCAAGTTTTTTGAGGGTTTGCGGTTGCAGGCGTACATATGCGAAGGCAGTGCGCTGACGATTGGTTACGGCGAGACGGGCAAGCATGTGACGCCTGATATGTGTCTTGCCAATGAGCAGGAAGCCGATGCGATGTTACGTGCTCGATTAGCCAAAGAGTTTGAACCGGCTGTACGGCGTTATGTGCGTGTGCCACTCAAGCAACATCAATTTGATGCGTTGGTATCGCTGAGCTTCAACATTGGTGTGGGCGCGTTTCACCGCTCGACCTTGCTAAAGCGGCTCAATGCCGGTGATGTTGCTGGCGCGGCGGAGCAGTTTCATGTGTGGAAATGGGCGGGCGGTCGTGTGCAGTCTGGTTTAATCATCAGACGTGCCGCCGAACGTGTGTTATTTGAATATGGTGACTGGCGTGCCGAAGCGGAGAAACAGCGTGCTGCTTTGAAGAGCAAGGGCCGCCGTGATTGATCCCTCGCTGCTGCCTGCCTGGTGGAAAGAGGCGTTTTATGTGTGCCTGGCGATGGCCACGGGAACGCTGAGTTATTTAATGCGTGCACTGGACGCTAAAGAGAGGCTGGCTGTCTCCCGCGTGTTGATTGAGGCGGGGATTGCGGGGTTTGTTGGTTTATTTGTGATGTGTGTGTGTGAATGGTTGGAGATGAGCCAAGCGTTTACGGTGGCGGCGGTGATTGCCTCCGGTTTAATTGATACACCGCAGACCTTAGAGCTGATTCAGAACGTGATTGTGCCCAAGCTTGGCACGGGGAGAAGGAGTTCGGATGATCGTTAATACACTGCGCCGTGTGTGGCGAGGTTTGCCCAGTGTGCGGCTGCTGATTGAGTACATGATGATTGGTGCGTTGGTGGCGTTGGTTGCACATGCAGTGCTGGCCTGGTCCGAGCGCAGTCAATTAGCGCAACGTGCGGCGCAGCTGGAAGGCCAGTTAGCAGCGGTGGAAAGCACGTTGGATGCGCAGGTTGCGATCAACACGGAGCAAGACGCTGCGATTGCGCGGCTGCGTGCGTTACGGGAGATCGACAGGCAGGCGATTGCGGGGCTGCATACGGATTTGAATCGGATCACGTTGCGCGACCGTGCATTGCGGCAGCGCATCACGCATTTGGAGCAACACAGCGATGAGGCGAAAGCCTTTCTGGATATTGATGTGCCTGACGTGCTTGGGTGCTTGCTCGACGGGGGTTCCTGTCAAGCCAGTTATCGTCACGCAGACCCGCGTTGAGGTGATCACCCCGCCGCAGGTGTTGTTGCAACCGTGTGAGGAGCCGCCATTGCCGCGTGTAGAGACAGTCCGCGACGTACTGAATCAGACGCTGGGATGGCGTTTGGCGTATGAACACTGTGCGGCGCAAGTGCGCTGTGTTGCGGCATGGGTACAGGCGGCCAGCGTCGGGCAGCCGTGGTCACCGCAGGGCTGCGGGGAAGAGGGCGAATGAGGCGGGTGTTTCCTCAATTTTTTTCGCCCCCTATATATAGAGAAACGAAAAAAATTCACCGGATATTTTGTTTTTCCAGGGAGGCCGTGCGATGGCTGAGAGAGGACGTAAAGCGCATATGCCGACAGATGAAAATCGTGTGATGGTAGAAAAGCTGGCGTCGTTTGGCACGCCTCATGATCACATTGCCTTGTTGATGCAGATCAGTGCACCGACGCTGCGCAAGCACTATCGTCGCGAGCTGGACATTGGTGGTATTCAAGCCAATGCAAAGGTGGCCGAAAGTCTGTTCAATATGGCGACCCACCCGACGAGGCCGAACGCGCATGCGGCCCTTGGCTGGATGAATGCGCGGGCTGGCTGGAAAGACACGCAACGCGTTGAGGTGTCCGGCCGCGATGGGGGAGCGATTGAACAGAAGGTTGGATTGGCGTTAGTCGATGAAAAGCAAATCGCCGCCGTTGTGCAGCGTCTTGAATCGGAGTACTGAGCAGGCGCAAGAACAGGCGGTGATCAAAACCAAGTGTGAGCAGAGCCATTTGTTTTTCACGCGGTATTTTTTCAAACAGCGTCAGCAACTGCGGTTTAGGGTGAATTGGCACCATCAGGTGATTGCTGGGGTGGTGGACGATGTGATTGCAGGGCGGCGCAAGGATGTGGTGATTAACGTGCCTCCTGGGTCGTCGAAAACGGAGCTTGTGGCGATTAATTTGATGGCGCGTGGGTTGGCGCTGAATCCGTATGCGCGATTTTTGCATATTAGTTATTCGGATGATTTGGCGCTGCTGAATTCGGAGACGGCGCGGGAAATTGTGCAGTCTGATGAGTATCGTGCGTTGTGGCCGTTGGAGATTGCCGATGATGCCAAGTCAAAGAAGCGTTGGAATGTGGTGGTGGATGGCAAGAAAGCCGGTGGGGTGTATGCGGTGAGTCTGGGGGGACAGGTGACGGGGTTTCGTGCCGGACACATGGCCCCGGGATGGCAGGGGGCGATCATTATTGATGACCCGCTGAAGGTGGAAGATGCCTACAGCAAGACCGGACGCAGTAAGGCCAACCGTAAGCTGGTGTCCACGGTGAAGAGTCGTAAAGCCAGTCCGGACACGCCAATCATTGTGATCATGCAACGTTTGGCGCAGGACGATCCGACGGGGTTGATCCAGTCTGGGGGATTCCCGGGGGCGTGGGAATGTATTGAGATTCCTGCATTGATTGATGATGCCTACGTGTCCGGTTTGCCGGAGCAGGTGCAAGGGCAGGTGGTGCGTGATGTGCAGGACCAGGACGGACGCTATAGCTACTGGCCGTACAAAGAGCCGTTAGCTGAGTTGCTGGCGTTGGAAGCGACGGATCGTTATGTGTTCAGTGGTCAATATCAGCAGCGACCCAGTCCGCTGGGCGGTGGGATCATCAAAGGGGATCAATTTGGGCGCTATACGGTGCTGCCGCGCATTCTCTCGCGCAACGTGTATGGCGATACGGCGCAGAAGACGGCTGAGCGTAACGACTACAGCGTCTTCCAACTGTGGGGGCTGGGAGAGGACAAGCGTATTTATTTGTTGGACATGATTCGCGGCAAGTGGGAAGCGCCGGAACTCAAGCGGCGGGCGATTGATTTTTGGAATGCGCATCGCGCCTACGACCATAAGGTATCGGCTCCGATCCGTCAGATGAAGATTGAGGACAAATCTAGCGGCACGGGCTTAATTCAGGACATTGCCAGAGGTGGCGCTGGTCAGGGGCGTATTCCGGTGACTGGGATTGCACGGGTGACCGACAAACTCACGCGGGTGATGGATGTGGTGTCCTACATTGATGCGGGGTGGGTGGTGATTCCAGAGCAGGCGGGGTGGGTGAAGGATTTTGTGGCTGAGTGTGAAGCGTTCAGCGCTGATGGCACGCATGCGCACGATGATCAGATTGATCCGATGGTGGATGCGATTAATGATCTGCTGGCGCATCCGGCAAGTGATTGGAGTCGCTGGGTGTGAGTGGCCGCAATCGCAACAAGCGCGCCGCGCGGGCCAGATCCGGTGCGGCGCCTCAGCATGTCGTGGACACCTTGCAGAACCTGGTGGCCGGATTGGGCGATCAGCGCGACAAGATGAGCTATGGGCGGTACCTGCTGCCCCGAGTGATTGATCGTGTCGAACTGGAGGCGATGTACCGGACCAATTGGCTGGCGCGCAAGGTGGTGGATATTCCGGCCACGGACATGACGCGGGAATGGGTCACGTTGAATACGGCGCTGCACGCCGATGCGCTGGAGCCGATGCATCGTCTGGAACAGGCGTTGAACGTGCGCGCCAAGGTGCGCGATGCACTGGCCTGGGCCCGGTTGTACGGGGGTGCGGTGCTGTTTATCAACGTGCATGGGCAAGACCCGTGCTTGCCGTTTGATCCGGCCTCGGTCATGCCGGGGAGCAGGCTATCGCTGACGGTGTTGGATCGCTGGCGGGTGGCGCTGGGCAGTGGTCAGATGGACCAGGACCCCTTGAGTGAGACCTACGGGCAACCGCGCTGTTATCAGATTGCCGGATCGGTGGAGCGGGTGGACCATTCCCGGATGATTGCCTTCTCTGGAGCGGAACTGCCCTGGGAGGCATTCAGGGGGAATGGCTACTGGCATGACTCGGTATTGCAGGCCATGTACAACGCGCTCAGCCGCTATGACACCGCGACCCAGGGCACGGCGTCGATGTTTTTTGAGGCGGTGGTGGATGTGTTGCGTATCTCCGGACTCAGCAACACGTTAACAACGGACCGAGGGGCCGAAGAGGTACACAAGCGCTTTCAGTTAGCGGCCATGATGAAATCGTTCAATCGGATGCTGCTGTTGGATGCCCAGGATGCCTACACCCAAAAAACCAATCACTTTTCGGGTGTGAAGGATGTGATTGAGCAATTCATGATGGATATTTCAGGGGCGGCGGATATTCCGGCGACCCGGTTGTTTGGTCAGTCCCCCCAAGGCATGAACGCCACCGGTGACAGTGATATTCGCAATTATTACGACCGCATCAAGGCGCAGCAGGAGGACGAGCTACGGCCTGTGCTGAGGTTGTTGTATGAGGTGCTGTTTCGGGCTTCTGTCGGTGAGTGTCCCCATGATCTGGATATCCAGTTCAATTCGCTATGGCAGATGAGCCAGACAGAACAGGCGAGCATTGAGAAGCTGCGTGCCGAGCGTGATCAGATTTACTTGACGCATGGTGTGATCGGTCCAGACGTGCCCTGTGCTGAGCTGCTGGAACAAAAAACCTATTCAAAGCTCACCGAACGCCATGTGACGCTGGCGGCGGAACTGTCTCAGGCGATGGAGGTTCCAGATGTGTTGCCATTGGTGGAAACGACAGCATCGGCTTCCAATACATAGGCTGCGATTGGAATCATGCAGTGGTCAGATAAAAAACCGGCGAAGCACTCACGCCGCTTTCAGTACGCGCATTTCCACATGCATACCAGCCGCCGCAGCCATGTTGACCAGTGCATCCAAGCCGAACAGGTTGATTTTGCCGCGCATTAAATCTGACACGCGAGGCTGCGTGACACCGAACAGCTTAGCGGCTTGAGACTGACTCAGCGCAGCCGTTTCGATGTGTTGTTTCAGGGCCATCATGAGTGCGGAACGTAACTTCATGTTTTCGGCGGCTTCGGGAGTGTCCTCAATGGCATCCCACACACTTGTGAATCGCTCGTTGCTCATTGTCCTACCTCATTAAACAGATCACGGTAGCGTTTAGCCGCTACATCAAGATCGCCTTTGGTGGTTTTCTCAGTTTTCTTTTGGAAGCAATGCAACACATAGACAGCCTCGGACAACTTGGCAACGTAGATAACGCGGAAAGCGCCGTCTACGTCACGGATGCGAATCTCGCGGACTCCACGCCCTACCGTGGGCATGGGCTTCCAGTCGTCAGGGTCGCGTCCGTTTTGCACTTGGTGAAGCTGGTACCCGGCCTCACGTCTTACGTTCACTGGGAAAGTGCGTAAGTCGTCAAGAGCACTGCCTCTGAATTCAATAGGTTTGGGTCCTACCATGCGCCATGATACAAAACTTTGTATGAGCGCAAGGACATCTTTGTCGGCCCACGGAATTTAGGTTCACTGAGGATGTTGACATTACCGGAGCTACTGCGCTTGCAGGGACGCCGGGTCAAGAAGCGGCAGTTACGCCCGCCGCGACCCAGCCGCCACGCTGAGGCGATGTATAGGAACGAACTGCTGGCCTTGGTGCGGGTGCTGCACCAGGCGGTGCGGGAGGAGGTGCTGCCGGTGCTCAACGCATCGCAGCCCCACATGACACGTGATGCGCCTGACGGCAACGCCCCACAGGGCCATCTGGCCTCCCAGTTCATGCAGGCCATTGAAGCGGCCTTGCTGCGGGCGGCGTTGCGCTGTGGTGGCTTGCTTCAATGGGCCGAGCGGATGGCCGCCCAGCAGGTGCAGCGTGTGGACCGTCAGGTTGTACAGACGATTGGCAGCGCCGTGCGTACCGCCTTCGGCATCGACATCACGTCATTGATGCTGGCCCAGGAGGTGCGCACGCAGATACACGCGGCCCGTGCCGTCAATGTCCAGTTGATCACCTCCATCCAGCGACAGTATTTCGACAAGATCGGTACGGCGGTGCTCCAGGGCGTTATGCAGGGCAAACGCGCCAGCGCACTGGCCAAGGAGATTGAACAGATCAGCGATGCCACGGCATCACGGGCCAAATTCATTGCACGGGATCAGACATCAAAAATGAATGCCGCATTCAATGAAATCCGGCAAGTGGGGCTGGGGATTGAAAGCTACACCTGGCAGACCTCAGCAGATGAACGGGTGCGTGAGGATCATGCCGCCCATGATGGCACCGTCTTTCGATGGAGCGATCCCCCCGCGACGGGGCATCCGGGACAGGACTACAACTGCCGCTGTGTGGCGATTCCGAACGTGACGCTGGAAGGCCCTTGATGATCACCCTGGATGTCCAACTGACCCAACGTCGCAAGACGCCGGAAGGGTATCTGATCGTACCTGCCCGATTTGCGCGCACCGGCATACAGCACTATGCCGCCCACGAATTAGGGTTGAGTGGTGCTGATCCCCAGCGGGTGATTCGGGTCTACCGACCGCCTGAAGAAGTGTTTGCTGCTGAGGCTATCGCCAGCTTTGATGGTCGCCCGATCACCGATGAGCATCCGGATGAGGAGGTGACCGCCGAGAACTGGCGCGCCCATGCGGTGGGCTTTGCCCGCAATCCACGGCGCGAAGGGGAGTATCTGGTGGCCGATCTCACCATTACCGATGAGGCGACCATCGAAAAGATTGAAGCTGGGAAACAAGAACTTTCCGGCGGCTACAGCGCCGAGTACGACTGGACCCCGGGCTGGACCCCGGAGGGCGACGCCTACGAGGTGAAACAGATCCGGATCCGTGGCAACCACATTGCCACCGTTGCCGCAGGCCGTGCTGGATCCCAGTGCCGCGTGGCCGATCGTGACATTGCCTTACCCCCACCCTTTGGAGAACACCCTATGACCAAACGCCGTATTAGTGTGGACGGTATCAACCTGGAGCTTGAAGAGACGGAGGCCAGCGCGGTTGAACACCTGGCGGCCAAACTCAAGACGGCCACCGAGAAAGTGGATGCCCTGGAAGAGGATCTGCACGCCGCCCAGGCCCCGGTCAAACTGGACAGCGGCCAAGCGCTGACCAAGGAACAGCTGGTGGCCAAAATTGCGGACCTGTCAAAGCAATTGGCGGGGCTGGAAGCGGCCCGCGCTGCCGACGAGGACCCGCAACAGCGGGATCAAGCGATTGAAGCCATGTCACGACAGATGGGCGATGCGCGGCGGCTGGTGCCGGGCCTGGTGACCGACGGCAAGCCATGCAGCGCGATCCGCCGTGAAGTGGTCAGCCGTCTCCACCCCACGTATCCGGCCATGATTGACACCTTACTGCACGGGGTCCGGGTGGCCGATGCCGCGCAGACGGCGGTCGACCTGGCGTTTAACGTTCTGGCGTCCGCGCCGGTGACGGCTTCGGCAGGGCTGGCTGCTGAGGCGGTGAACGAGGCGTTACGGCGTCAGATCGTCAAGACATCGGATGCCGACCTGGACCCGCGAGCGGCGTATATCCAGCAGCTCACCCACGCCACCTATGGCACTTCAGCACCCTAAGGAACACGCATGTCCGGAATTGACTTATCCACCTATGGTGGGCGCTTACTTGATCTTGGCGATGCGGGGCAAGTCATCGACTTGAACACCAGCGGCCTTTGCAACTACAAAAACGCCGGAGAAACCCCGATTGATTTTGGCTTATTTGTGGCACGCGGTCCCAAAGACGCCACCTGCAAAGCCCCCGATGGTGCAGACGCTGCCATCCTGGGGATCAGTGTCCGCCATGTCACGATGGTGGCCGATGCGGCCGGACAGGTCCGCTATGCCCCCCATGCGATGGTGCCGGTGTTGGAGATCGGTCGCATCTGGGTGATCTGCGAGGATGGCTGCCGCCCGGATGATCCGGTGTTTATCCGCATTGCGGGAACGGGGGCCTTGGGCGCGGCCCGATCTGCCGCCATCGCTTCAGAAACCATTCCCTACCCCCAGGCCATCTGGGACAGCACGAGCGCCCCCGGAGCGCTGGGCGTGATCCGCATTCTTAAATAAGGGACCTGCATGAACATGATTGACATACGCCGCCGTCAGATAGCCGATGCGTTGAACCCGATGTTGCTGACCGATGCGCGGTATCAGACATCCGATGCCACCCAAGCGCTGGCGTTTTTGGTGTCGCAACTGACCCATGTTGAATCGACGATCTACGCCCGCCAGCGCCAAGGCATCCAGTACCGGGATTTAGTGCCCATCAGCACCGAAGCGGGCGAGTACGCCACCTCGGTGACCTATCAAATGTATGACTATTCCGGACGTGGCAAGCGGCATTCTGGACGGGGCGAAGATATTCCGACGGTCGATGTGGCCTACGCACAAAAGAGCGTGCCTGTGGTGTTGGGCACCATTGGCTACGATTACACCACCGAGGAACTGCGCCAATCGGCCTTTCTGCGTAAACCCCTCAACACCGCGCGGGCCGATGCGGCGATGGATGCCTATGAGCGTCATATCAACGATGTGGCGTTGTTTGGTGAGGACGAACTCACCGGCCTGTATACCCATCCTGGCGTGCCGGTCCTGTTGAACACCGCCGGGCCTTGGATCGGTCAGTCGCCCGCCCAGGTGCTGGCCTTGTTCAACGCCTTGATCTCCAGCGCTTGGATGAACACCCAATATGTGGAGATGATCGATACCGTCCTGTTGCCCGGTAGCGTCATGAACTATCTCGTCTCCACCCCGCGCAGTGACAACAGCGATAAAACTATTCTGCATTACGTGCTGGAAAACAACATTGCCAAAGCCGAGCGTGGCCTTGATCTGACGGTCCGCACCGGCTACGGCTTGGAGACGGCAGGAGAAGGCGGCACGACCCGCGCCATGGTGTATACCAAGCACCCGACCAAGCTGGTGCTGCATCTGCCCATGCCGATCCGGTTTTTGCCCCCGCAACCCAAGGGCCTGAAGTTTGATATTCCAGGTGAATACAAATACAGCGGCGTGGAGTTCCGTTATCCCAAGTCCGCCCTGTATGCCGACGGCATTTGAGTCTGAGGCCACACACATGACACCAGCGCCCTGAGGCGCTTTTTTTTGGAGAACGCAGCACCATGACCACGATCATGCTCAAGAACACCCGCAGCTGTGATGTCACCCTGGATGGCGTGACGATCCAGGCCGGACGCACGCAGGCCCTGGAGGCTGCATACGTGGAGCAGCTGCGGCAGCACCCTGGGATTGGCCTGTGGTTTGACAATGGCTATTTGGTGGAGCAGCAGGTGGAACCATCATGCGCCCCAGTGGGTGGCGGTGAAGGGCATACGGACCCTACGACAGAAAAAACCCCTGTGATAGAAACGGATCCTACGACAGAAAAAAACCCTGTGACAGAAGAGGCCAGGCATGACGCTGCGCTGGGTAAAGCAGGAAAATCCAGAAGGACCTGATCATGGCCGAGTCACTGACGGTTCAAACATTCCTGGCACGCTATCCGGAGTTTGCCACCCAGCCCCCGGAACGCGTGGCTCAGGCCCTGGAAGACGCCCATCCCTGGGTGGATGCGTCCCGATGGGGAGCGGCGTATGCGCAAGGAATCGCGAGCCTGGCGGCCCATTTTGTTTGGTCCACCCCAGGGCTGGGAGCCGACAGCGCCGCCGCTAGAGGCGTGGTGGTGTCCGAGCGCGCCGGTGATCTGCACATCAGCTACGCGGCGCTGCCCTCTGACAGTGCCAGTGACGCTTGGCTAGCCACCTCGGTGTATGGACAACGTTACCTGACGCTGCGTCGGATGATCGGCCTGGGGGCCTTGGTCGCCCCATGAGTGCCGTCAAGATCATTCGGCCCGCCGATCCCAACACGTGGAAGGCCCTGGCGCAGCGGCTGCACGCGATGGCGCAGCGCTGTGTCGTGGTGGGCATTCCTGCCGCGCACAACCCCCGGACGGAAGACGGGATCGGCTCGGCTGGACTGTTGGCGGTGCATGAATTGGGTGCGCCAGAGCGGGGCATTCCGGAGCGCTCCGTGGTGCGGCGTTCCATCAGCGAGCATCAAGACAACTATGTGGCCCTGCACAGGCAGCACCTGCGCGCAGTGCTGCGTGATGCGATGAGCGTAGAGACCGCCCTGGACACCCTCGGGGCGGTGGCCGCAGGCGATGTCCAGGCCACCATCCGTCACGCGGACTTACCGCCGCTGAGGCAACAGACCATTCGGCGCAAAGGCTCCAGCGCCCCGCTGATTGACACCGGGCAGATGCTCCAGTCGATCACCTATGAGGTGCGCGATGCTGAAGATTAGCGCGCTGTTTGGCAATCCACGCTTTGCCCAGACAGTCACGGTGCACCGTGACCACGGGCACTATCGCGCCGATGGCACCTGGATCCAGGCCAGCGTTGCGTACCCTGTGCGAGCGATCCTGCATCCGGTCAAACCCGATGACCTGCAATTGCTTCCAGAAGGGCAGCGCTATTTTCCCTCCAAAAAAATCATGAGTCAGCACGCGCTGTGCGTCGGTGATCTGGTGCGCTACCAGGACACCACCTGGCGCATCGTGCAGCTTTCTGACTGGTCCGAGTATGGCTACTACCACGGTATCGCCGTTCGACATGACGGGACTGCGCAGCCTGCTGCGGCTGCTTCTGGCCTTACCTGAAGGATCCGTCCGCCCGGCGGATCAGCCCGCCCCCTGTGGAGCCGCACCGTTTGTGACGGTAAAGCGCCTGCGTTCTACCCCCTTGGGAGCGGCGTGCTGCGCCTTTGATGGCCGCCAGCAGAGCATCACCTGTGCCTATCTGCACCACATTAGTGTGAATGCCTACGGTACGGGCGCCTATGAACTGCTGTTGCAGGCACAGGCCTTACTGTCCTGCCAGGCGGGCACGGCAGGGCTGCGCGCCTTACGTGCGGGCCTGGTGTCCGTCACGGCTGCCCAAGACCTCTCGGCCATTGTGGGCGCCGGATATGAAGCCCGCGCCCGGATCGAATTACAGATCACCCACCACCACCGTGTGGTGACCACCCTGGCTGCTGTGGACAGCGCAGACATCCATATTCACACCCGCACCGGTCACATCGCCAGCGTGACCATGACGGCACCGGAGACCCAGTAAATGGCGCTAGCGCTTTCAAACATTGTCAATGTGCAACTCAATGCACAGCCCCAGTCAGCAACCCGTCGTGACTTTGGGATGCTGGCCGTGTTCACCCCCGAAGCGGGCACCGTATTTGTCGATACCAAAACACGCTTCATGCATGCCAGCACGCAGCAGCAGGTGGAACACGCCTTTGGCAGCTACTCCAAAACCGCAGCAGCCACCCGCCGCTTCTTTGCACAAAGCCCCCGCCCCAAACAGCTCATGGTGGCGCGCTGGAATCGATTTAAACAACACATTGCCGCCTCCCCAACGACACTCACCTCCGGGCCGATTGCTCAGGCCGATACGTGGTACAAGGGCGTGGATGACGGCTGTTTTTCCATCCGCATCTATGGTGTGGATGTCACCTTATCCAAGCTGAATTTCACCACGGCCACCTCATTCTCCCAAGTGGCGACTGTGTTGAATAAGGCACTGGATGAGTTTGGAGTGAATTGCCGATTCTTAAATGACTGCTTTGAACTCTATGCTGCCGTGGCCGGAGGAAATAACGCCATTGGCTATGCACAGCAGCGCAGTCCCTCTGGCACCTATGTCGGGCACTGGCTGAAGCTTGAAGCCGATCAGGCCCGCCTGAACATCGGTAACAACGCTGACACCATCGAGGCCGAGACATTGCCGGATGCCTTTGCGGCCTTGCAGGCACTCACCACCGGCTGGTATGCCGCCGCAGTGGCCGATGAGACATTGACAGACACGCAGATCCGATCCGCCTCCACATGGATCCAAGCGGCAGACAAAAAAATCATGGGATGGACGACCCGCGACCCGGCGCATTTGGAATTTAAAAAAACCAATGTGTTCAGACAGCTCAACGCATCAGGGTGTGATCGCACCGTGGTGCTGTACGACACCACGGACCCCTACGCGGTGATCTCGTGGTTGGCCCGTGCCTTGTCGGTGAACTTCAGTGCCAACAACGCCGCCCTGACCATGAAATTTAAGCACCTGCCCGGCGTGGCCGCAGATCAATTGACACAGACCCAGGTGGCCCAGTGCGTGCGTTTAGGCATCAACTATTACGCCTACTTTGATGATGTGGCGATGGTGGCCGAAGGCACCTGTATTGGCGGGCGCTTCTTTGATGAAGTCCATCTGCTGGATTGGCTGGTGGATGCGGTGCAAAAGGAAGTGTTTGCCGTCCTGCATCGCAGCCCGACGAAGGTGCCGCTGACGGATGCAGGCACCCACCTGCTGCTGGCGGCCTGCAAAAAAGTCTGCCAAGAAGGGGTCCGTAACGGCGCCTTTGCCCCTGGCCTCTGGAACGGGGAGGCCTTCGGTGCGCTGGCCACCGGCGATTACCTGGACGCTGGTTTTTATGTCTGGGCCGATTCAGTGGACACCTTATCGACCTCTGATCGCCAAGCGCGCCGGGCACCGCCACTTCAGATCGCCGTGAAGCTGGCCGGTGCCATCCATGCGGTGGACGTCATCATCCACTTTGACCGATAAAGGAATCCCATGTCCGTCTTCGACCCCAAACAAGTGTCGGTGCTGCTCAATGGAACCCAGATCAAAGACTGGGCCGATGGCACGGACGTCATCGACGCCAAACACAATGCTGATGCCGGTGCCTACACCATCGGGGCCAGCGGCGCGGGCGTGTTTGTCGCCAACGCGGATCGGTCCGGCACCTTAACGTTGAAAATCAAACAGCACAGCGCCGACAACACATTTTTGAGCAGGCGACTGGCGCAGCAACGCGGCGCGATCCAGTCCTTCACCCCCTTCACCCTGGATATCCGTGACCTGTTGAATCAGGACGTGGTGACAGCGACCCATGGGTATTTCACGACGCCCCCCGGATTTACCCGGGGCGCCGGACACAATCCAGAAACCTGGACACTGGTGTTCCAGGTCATGGACATCACCCTAGAAAAAGGCTTTGGCAACGTATGAACAATGAACATCGTTTTGAAATAGATGGCATCACCTACCTGATGACCCCGGCCAATGCGATGGCGGCCTGGCAATCGCTCAAACGCGCCGGGGTGCTGCTGCGGGGGATGGATGCGGACGCCCTGACCAACACCCAAGGCGCAGCCTCCGTTGCCCTAGGGGCGATCCTGAGCCATCTGGGCGACCCTGCGGTCACTGAGATAGAAGCCTTGGTGTTCGAACAGACCGCGATCAAGACCCCCGATGGCACCACCTACCGGCTCAGCCCAGATCGGCTCAATGAGCACTTCAACACCCGCCGCACCCATCTGCTGCGCGTCTTAATGGAAGGAGTGAAGTATCAATACAGCGATTTTTTCGCTGGCGGCATGGCGGCCTTCCAGGAGTTGATTCCCATGCCGAGCGCCGAGAAACAGTAACCGACTGGTTTCTCTGGGCACCGATCATGCGCGGCTATTGCGATCTTGAGCAACTGCGCACCGTGTACTGCCTCAGTGACTTATGTACCTTCCACACCGCGATGGTGGAATGGGATGCCCTCCAGCATGACGCGCTAACCCCCTGCGATGATTCTCGACGAATTCCTGATCCGCCTTGGCGCGGTCGCTGACACCTCAGGCTTCAACACCTTTAGCACCGGCCTGACCCGCGTTACGGGCATCGTGACGGTTGCCGCCGCCGCCATGGGAGGGGCGCTGGCCGGAATGAATCGCTTTGTCGGCAGCGCCTTAAGCGAACTGAATGCCCTCAATAGCGCCAGCCAGCGCACCGGAGCCAGCCTGTCCTTTCTCCAGGAGCTGGGCTATGCGGCGCGTTTGAATGGCTCCTCTGTGGAGGCATCGACCCGTTCTATTGAATCCTTGTCCCAAAAAATAGGCGAAGCCGCCAATGGGGTAGGGCGCGGGGCCATGCTGTTCCAGAAGCTGGGCTTGCAGGCCCGACAGGCCGATGGCTCCGTTAAATCCGTTGGCGACATGCTGGGCGATGTGCAGGAAAAAATCCGTGGTTTGTCCGCACCACAACAGCAGTCCATCCTGGCCAACCTGGGCATGGATGCCACGATGTTGCAAACCCTGCGCCTGAGTCGTGAGGAGTTAAACGGCGTCTTCCAAGAGGCACACGATCTAGGTGTCATCACCGCTGATGGCGCCGATACAGCGCTGGAGTATGGCGATGCGATGGAACGCCTGCGCGTGGTGCTGGGGGCGTTACGGACCAACATCGCCATTGGGGTGGCCCCGGCCTTCACCCGGCTGATTGAGCACTCCAAACACTGGTTGATCGCCAATAAAGAGCAACTGCGTGATGGTATCGGCAAAGTGGTCAACGTCTTAATTGCAGCGGGCACCGCCGTATGGAACTTCATCCGTGCCGTGAACAGCGCGGTGAATCAGACCATTGGCTGGAAAGCGGTGCTGCTGGCCGTGGGCGCGGTGCTGGCCCGGGCCTTTGCACTGAACCCGGTCACCTGGCTGATTGCGGGGATTGTGGCCCTAGTGGCGTTGGTCGATGACTTCATAACCTACCTGGACGGCGGAGAGTCCTTGCTGGGGGCCTTCTGGGGTCCGCTGATCACCTATGCCAAGCGCGCCAAGGCTGTGATTGCAGACCTCACGCCCGCACTGAAAGCCCTTGGCGTCCTCTTAGCGGGACTGGCCATCGGTCACGTGGTGAGCAACATCGGCCGCCTAGTGGGCGCAGGCCGCACTCTGGCAATGTGGCTGGCTGGGCCGTTGGTGAAAGCGCTCCAGGTTGCCGCGCTGGCGTTGCGTGCCGCGTTTTTGTCCAACCCCATTGGATTAGTGATTGCAAGCGTGGCCCTGCTGGCGTATGCGATCTATACGCATTTTGACAAGATCAAGCAGGCGGTGGGGACGGCCTGGCAGTGGTGCACCCGCACCGCCAATGCTGCCTTTGGGTCCATCCAACACACGCTGCAAGAGGCTGCCGCCGCCGCCAAGACCACCTGGGCCAGCATCAAGGACGCCTGTGCGCTGGCCTTTAGCCACAGCATCGCCACCGCCGATAGTGCCGTAAACCGCTTGCGGGCCGTGTTCAGCGCCATGGGCAGCCGTATCAGCGCCGCCCTAACCAGCGCCTTCGACACCATCATGACGCTATGGGACCGTACCGTCGGGCGTATCGCCCAGGGGGCCGAGCGGATCAAAGGCTTTTTCCGAGCGATTGCTCCAACACTGAAGCAGGCCGGTCGTGACACCCAAGACGTGGCGCAGCGCGTCAATGCACAGGTGCAGGCCGCCCAGACGACAGCTCGCCACGCCGCTGCTCAGGCCGCCACGCCCGCCCGTTCCCAGGCCAACGTGCATTCCCAACAGGAAGTAAAGATCGATATCCACACCGCCGACCCGATCTTGGCCGGTCGCCAAGCCGCCGCCGACATCAACAGACACCACCAGATGGCGCTACGCAATACCGGTAGTGCTGTGGCGTTTTGAGGGGATCGTCTTAGCCTATTACCTCTCTAGCCAGTCTGTCCAAAGGCAGGATCAGGAGCGCAAAGAGTCGGTGTCAATGCATTGGTTGCGCTACTAGACGTATACCTAGGGCGGTACAGACGCGGCTTATCGTATCGAAGCGTGGTTCACTGCCAGGCCGAAGAGCCTTGTATAGAGCTTCCCGCGTGATGCCAGAATCCTTCGCAATCTGAGACATGCCACGTGAACGGGCAATGTCACCCAGCGCAGCCGCTAACAGTGCTGGATCGTTTTCTTCAAGAACAGCCGTGAGATACGCGGCTACCTCCTCTTCGCTGTTCAGGTATTCGGCGGCATCGAACTCTGGCAGTTCGGAGACATTGATTTTCTTTGTGATGGTCACGGGTCAATCCTCTAAAGATTTTGCTAGCTCAATGGCCCGACGAATGTCTGATTGCTGCGTTGACTTGTCGCCGCCGCCGAGCATCACGATGAGAAAGCTGCCTCGCTGCACGTAGTACATACGCCAGCCAGGTCCGAAGTGTTCGCGCATTTCAAACACGCCTTCACCCACTGGCTGCACGTCTCCAAAGTTGCCGAGCTGCACCTTGCGTAAGCGCTTGATGAGGCGCTGCCTTGCCAGCCCATCCTTTAGGCCCTTTAGCCAGTCAGAGAACCCTTCAAGTCGTTTTACCGTGTAGGTCATGCACTGCACTGTAATCGAACGATTACTTTGCAGTAAAGTCAAACGAAAATAGTAATGCTGTAACGTGATCCATCTATCTATCCCCTCATGATCACCCTGACCCACCGCCACATAGGCACCGTCACCCTGGATGCGGTGATTGAAGAAACCCACCAAGCCGAGCTGCGCATCACTGAAAACCCCGTAGAGTCCGGCGCCATGATCGGCGATCACGCCGTTCTGATGCCGCAGACCGTCACCATTGCTGGCATTGTGGTGGACTACCAACCCCAGCGCAGCCCAGCCCCTGCCGCAGAGGAGCACAGGGCCGAGCCATTGAGTGTCCTGACCGATCGCGTCCCATTCCCCACGGACCTGCTGCCCTTCACCACTCAGGCGCTGCGTGTGGCCCAACGTGAACTGCCCTCGGTGATCAGCCAAGCCACTGCACCCCAGAGCGACGGCCAGCACGCCGTGCGCCCTCTGGCCGACTGGCTGCCGGATTTTCAGCCCATCACCCCCCGTGATGACGCCACCACCACAGGCCGCATTGCCCAGGTGTACACCGCCCTACGGAATCTACAACGCAGCGGACAGACCCTGGAGGTACAAACCGGCGTCCAGAAGTATCAAGACATGTTGATTCTCTCCATTGCGGCCAGACAAACCCAGGATGGTTCGATTGAATTCGTACTGACAGTGCGAGAACTGTTCATCGTCAAGACAACATCGATTTCTGGTGTTTCATTGCCCGCCCCCAAACGCGGCAGGAGCGCCTCCCAAGGCGCGGCGCAACGCCACAGCGGCCAGACCCACCCTAAGCCGGTCGACACCGAGAAAAACCGCTCCTTACTGCGTCAGATTTCTGGACTGTTCTGATGCGACAGATTCCCGTGGATAGCAGCCCCTACCAAACCCAATCCTTTCAGATGGCCGGGGACGCCTTACGCTTGATCTTGCGATGGAATCCGGTCCCGTGTTGCTGGTCGATGGACCTGTACACCGCGACCCTAGATCAGCCCGTGGCGCAAGGCGTCCCCCTGGTGGTGGGCGTCCCCCTGCTGTGGCGGCGTCCTGTCGATTACTTCTTTTGGCTGACAGATGAAAGCGGTTTAGAGATGGACCCGATGCGCCACGATGACCTGGGCGAACGCTGCTTGCTGTTTGTTGGATTAAAAGAGCAGGTCCGCCCATGAAACAGTTTGGCCGCCAGTATCGCCTGGAGCTGGGGTCCAGCCACGATGGGATTGCCATCGACACCCTGCGCATCGCCTTTGACATCCGCAAAACCAGCGACTCCACCCCCAACCCAGCCAAGATCACCGTATGGAATCTCAACCGCGATCACCTGAGCTTGCTCACCAGTCGACAGTACAACAGGGTCCGGCTGCTGGCCGGTTACGCAGAGCTGCGCCTGTTATTTGTCGGTGACATCATCAAACCTTCTGTGAGACGCGATGGCACGGATTACATCATTGAACTGGAATGCGGCGATGGGGATCACGACTACCGCCATGCGCATGTCTGCTTATCCTTAGCCGCAGGTGCGACCGATGCCCAGGTACTGCGGGCACTGAGTACCTCCATGCCGTCTACCCGGCTGGGACCTATCCAGATGCAGGGACAGCGTGGCTTGACTCGCGGCAAAGTGCTCTCGGGCAACACACGGACCCTGCTGGATGCAATGGCCAAAAATCATGGTGCGGACTGGTCCATCCAGGATGGCGCACTGATGGTATTACCAACCGATACCGTCCTGGCCGGTGACGCCGTGCTGCTCTCCCAAAGCAGCGGCATGATTGGCTCCCCCGAAGTGACCGATGATGGATTAAAAATCACTGCCTTGCTCAATCCGGCCTTGCGCATCGGCGGCCTGGTGCGCGTGGACTCGATCATCCCTATCTACAACGGCGACTACAAAATCACCTCACTGCATGACATGGGCGATGTCATGGCCGAAGCCTGGTTCAGTACGGTGACCTGTGTGGGCGGTGATTTTCAGAAAGTGAGGCCGTCTGTATGAGTCTGGATGACTGGAATAACGCCTCCCTCAGTGCCGTACTGCAACGCAGTACCGAAGCGCTGGCCCAGCGCCTGCGTGTGGCCTTGCCTGGGCAGATCGTCCGCTTTAACCCAGTCACCCAAACGGCGACCGTACAGCCGTTGATCCAGCAGAAGATGAACGATGCCTCCCTTCAACCCTTACCGGTACTCCAGGATGTGCCGGTATCCTTCCCGCGGGGCGGCGGCTTTGTGATGACCTTCCCCGTGGCTCCTGGGGATGAATGCGAACTCATCTTCCAAGATCGCTGCATTGATGCCTGGTTCCAGTCTGGCCGTGCGTCCGAGCCTGTGGACTATCGCCTGCATGACCTGTCTGATGCCGTTGCCTGCGTGGGAATTGCTTCCTTACCCAATGTCATTCCGACGTTTGAAATGGACGGCGTGGTACTGCGCACCCTGGATGGCCGCGCCTCATTCAAACTGGATACCGCAGGTGTACTCACACTGCGCGGCAGCAAACTGGTTCTTGATCTTCCCGTGGAATTCACCCAGGGACTGCGTGGTCATGGCGACGTCGTATCAAACAACATCCGCCTGGAGACACACACCCACGACAACGTGGAGAACGGCCCAGGACAGACAGGCCCGGCCCAATGAGAGTGCGCCGCTTGGACAGCCAAGGGGATTGGACCTTCGGCAACGGGCGCGGCAACTATGCTGCCGCCAGCGATTGCCTGGCACAGCGCGTAAAAACACGGCTGCGCTCCTTCCGTGGCAACTGGTTCCTGGATCTGGACCACGGCCTGCCGTGGCTGGACCTGATGGAGCGGCCTGCCGACCTGGTACACCTGGAGCACGAGGTCAAGCGCTGCATCCTCAGCACCGAAGGGGTGAGCCGCCTCACCGCCTTCTCAATGGCCTTGGAGGCTGACACCCGCACCTTAACTATCCAAGTCACCTTGCTGGATGTGGACCAGCAGGCGATGACCGTTAGTACCACGCTGTGAGGGTGAGAGATGTGCCGCCAGCGACACACTTAAATTTCCTTGTGATTTAAGGATGACGTTGTTTATTCCATCATTTATTAAGTGTTTAAACCATGGGAAAAGTCACCACCACCGGATACGAAGCCGAGCGGCTGGATACGATCATTGCCCGCTTGCAAGAAGGCTTCCGCTCCATTTACGGCAACGATATCAACGTTGATCCAGACAGCCCCGATGGACAGTTGATTGGCCTGATTGCACAGATCAAAGCCGATCTGGAAGAACTGGGCACGGACATCCACCGGCAACTGGACCCGGATTACGCCAGTGGCGCGTGGCTAGAACAACGCGTAGCCTACGCCGGATTAACCCGCAGGCGAGCCAGCTACAGCTACTTACGCAATGTCACTTTGACGGGCACACCCGATGCCTCGATCCCGGCAGGGTATGTTGTTTCAGATCCCAATCGCTGCCGCTGGCAGCTCGTGTCACCCGTGCGCCTGGATGCCACCGGCCACGCACATGCAGACTTTCGCAGTGATACCTTAGGCCGTTTTGACGTCCCGGCACACACCGCCCTGACCATTGAAACCGTGGCCCTGGGCTGGGACCGGGCCATCACCACCGAGGACGCCGAGGCAGGGGCAGAAGAAGAGCACGATGCGGCCCTGCGCGCCCGCTTCTTTAAAAGCCGTGCCAAGACATCCACCAACAATGCTGACAGCATCCAGGCCACGCTCTGGGGGCTACCCGACGTGCGCCACGTCGTCTGCTTAGAAAACTTCACCGATACTGTGGATGCTGCGGGAGTCCCCGCCCACGGCATTAACGTCATTGTGGAGGGGGGCCGGGATGACGCCATTGCTGAAGTGATCTATCACCATAAAACACTCGGTACAAACATGCGTGGCGCGGTGCGGGTACAGATTAAAAACAAACACGGCCAACCTAGAGACATCTATTTTGACCGTCCAACGATGGTCCGTTGCGCCGCCCGCATCGAAGTAGAGCGCGATAGCAGCACGTCCGGTATTGATACCCATGGGATCAAACAGGCATTGGCCGAGCGCTCCTTTCTGATTGGCGAGCACGTCCACCGCAGCCGACTGTATACCCAAATTAATAGCGTCCCAGGCTTTTGGGTGACATCGCTGATGATCGGTAAAGCAGGCCAAGCGTTGTCTGAGCAGAATATTCCTATCGACGTGAGAAGCATGGCGCGCTTTGCAATGAATGATCTACAGGTCATCGTGCGATGAGCTACGCGGACCTGTTGATCTGGCAATACAAGGGCCAACCCAGGGCCACCGCCACCGCTGCATTGATCAGCGATACCTTCAGCACCACCTGGAACGGCTTAGCCGATCTGCGCCAGACATTGGATATCGAACGCGCCACCGGAACACACCTTGACCTCATCGGCCAGCATGTCGGTCAATCCCGTGTCTTATCCAGTGAACGCACACCCGTGCAGCACGATCTGAGCTTGGACGATGCAGCGTACCGCTTTCTCATCAAGTGCCGCATTGCCAAAAATCACATGACCGGAACCGCGCCCAATATGGAGGAAGTCCTGGACTTCATCTTTCCCGGCAGCGCCGCAGTGCTGGACCACTACGACATGAGCTATACCGTGTTTGTCAGTACTGCAATGATTTCAGACGTCATCCGCCATGCCATCACCGCGCTGGACATTTTGCCACGTCCGGCAGGCGTGCGGGTTCGCTACAACCTTGTGACGCATCTGCCCTTCGGATACGAGCGCAGCAATCGTAACTACACACACGGCACCTTTGGCGACCCACCCGAGCGATAACCCATGACAGAACACTACTTCCGTACCCCCTTTGCCCACCAAGGGGACATGATCCACGTGCCCGAAGCCAAAGACAGCCACGGCTTTGTCAGCTACACCCAAGGATGGGGGCCGGATTATCAAAAAGATTTAACCAAGGAGCCGACGGCTAAACCCGTAGAACGCACCGTCATGAATGCCGTGCTGCACGCCATCACCACGGTGCTTAAAGGCTACCAGGAATACGGCAGCCCTGAATTCATCACCGCCGAACAGAATAACGGCACGCCATTTTCATACATGCGTGGGGTGATCGTCCGATACCGCCCGGATCAAGCAAGCCGTTACGGGCTGTATCTGTCCACGGCTGACAACAACACCGATACACCGCTACAGAATGAACCAAACCGTTGGACGGCACTCTCCAGGTACGAGCCTGGACAGATTGTCTACACCGCAGGCAAACGCGCCTTACCTGGCACGCTGCTGTGTGATGGCCGCGCTGTATCGCGTGCTATGTACCCACGCCTGTTTGAGGAAATCAACACCAGTTATGGCGCCGGTGATGGTGTCAGCACCTTCAACATTCCCAATTTTCTTGAAGGCACCGTAGGCGTTCACACCGCCGACCCTGCCTTGGTAGGCACCTTCAGCAACGGGCAGGTCATCTCCCATGCGCACACCGCGACCGCCGAGGAGGGCGGTAGGCATCTCCATCCGGTCACAGTCCATCCCGCAGGCCGCCATACACACCCTGCCAGCGCAGCAGCGGCGGGCAATCATCTACACCAGGCATGGAGCGACGAACAAGGATTGCACCAGCATACAGGCAGCACCTCTTGGGACGGTGACCACGCGCATATCCTAGGTTCTTTCAGAGCGATCTATGCCTCTGGAAGAGACATGGGTTTTTATGAGCAAAATCAAGGCAAAGTCACGACCAATGTCACTGGCGGGCATCTACACAGATTCACCACCGATGCAAACGGCAAACATGCCCACAACATCGGCATGCAGGCATCAGGGTTTCATGTGCATGACATTGCTGTAACAGCAGACGGAGATCATGCCCACGCCGCAACAGCCGAATCGGCGGGCAGGCATGGCCACACTGTGTCCATTGATCGCTTTGGAGAACACCACAACCTGCCCGCTGGCCTGCGCGTCATGGCGTGTTTAGTCGTTTTGATTGATTATTGTTTATTAAAGAACATTGATTATGAGGATGTTGCATCGTGGCTGGTGGGTGGCGGGCAATTGTATTTTTGA